AAAACATTACGTGATGTTGCTACAATATCTGCAAACAACGATCCTGTTTTAGGAAAGATGATTGCTAGTGCGTACAAAGAGTTAGGTAAAGACGGAATACTTACAGTAGAAAATAGTAAGACAGACAAAACATACTACGAGGTAACTAAAGGAATTAAGATTGACAGAGGATATTCTTCAAAGCTGTTTATTAATAATCACAGAAACGATGAATGTATACTAGATGATGTATATGTTTTAATGACGGACATGGAGATTACCAATATACTTCAGATTGAAAATATATTAAAGCCAATAATAAACCAAAACAAAAAACTTCTAGTGATTGGGAACTGTTCTCAAAATGTGACAAACACATTGGCAGCGAATGTAGTTCAGAATAATTTAAAGCTCTGTAATATTATACCACCATCGTTTGGTTACAAAACAAATGAACTGATGAGTGATATTGCTTTGGCAATAGGTGCAAAATATTTCAGCGAGTCGCAGGGCGACAACATTGGGATGTTGACAATGGAAGATTTAGGACATGCTGATAAAATTATTGTAGGAAAAGATGGAACTGTAATTATGAATGACGAAGTTCAAGATGCTAAGTCTAGAATTTCTGAGTTGAAAGTTCAGAAAGAAAACAATAAGGACAAGAAAGAAAGAGATTTCATTACCGAACGTATTGCATTGTTGTCAGGAGCTGTAGGTGTGATTTATGTTGGAGCTGATTCTGATATTGAGCAGAAAGAAAAGTATGATCGTGTAGAAGATGCAGTATGTGCAGTTAAATCAGCGATTGAAGAAGGAATTCTTCCAGGAGGAGGGGTAGCTCTTTTGAGATGTGCAGAAAAACTAGGAGACGGAGACTCAAATGACGTTATGTATGGAGCTTTGATTTCACCACTAGAGCAGATACTTACAAATGCAGGTGAAAACATAAAAGAAATTAGAGATAAAATTTGTAGTTGTGCAGATGCTCCACATAATTTTGGATATGACGTAAAAAATAAAGTTTTTGGCGACATGTACAAGATGGGAGTTATAGATCCTGCAAAAGTTACAAAGAATGCGTTGAAAAATGCAGTAAGTGTAGCGACAACAATATTAAGTACTAATGCAATCGTAACAATGAAAAGAAAATGAATCATTGGTTAGCAGAAGGTAAAGAGATTTTAAAAAAAAGAAAAATGAAAGCAATAGGTAAATACATTGTAATTACAGAAATCAAAGAACAGCAGAAAACTGAGTCAGGTATTTTACTAACGTCTGACGACAGTAACTTGCTAAGGTACAAAAAAGGTTTGATAAAGATTCCAGGGACTGAAGTGTCTGTAGTATCTGAAGGTGACGTTATTTATTATGATAAAAACGCAGGTCACAAGATGATGTTAGAAGAAGAGGTAGTTACAATTATATATGAAAGAGATATTGTAGTAGTTCTCTAATATTTTATACATATACTAATTAATCTGTAAAGAAAATCGAAAAATCTTTACAGATTTTTTTTTATCTCTGCATTCATTTTTTTAATTATCTTACGATAAACTTTTTGAGAATAATCAGCATTAGGATCAAACATAGAATTCCGTCTTCTGTCCTCAGAGACAGTTTCTTCCATGTTTAATTTTTTATAAATCGAAGCGCATATGCGCTTACCAGAAAACCCAAGCTCATATAATGTAGACTCACGCCCTTTACGTTTACGCCATACGACAATTAGTTTATCTTTTAATAGATTGTGAAATCTGTTTTTATCCCAAGACATTATCTCGTTGAATTCCTCAAAGTCTTTTTGAGTAAATAGTTCTTCACTATATAAAAACAAAAGCATTTCAATATCAGCAGTACCTAATCCGTATTTGACCTTAGCCCATTGTTTTACGACTTTCCAATATTTTAGATAATCACTTTTAGGTTGATATCTAGCATATACCTTGCTAATCTTTCTTCGAATTTTCATTTAATTAAATTTGTATCTTTGCAAAGATAACTTATTTATTATGGCATTAAGTAGAACAGCTAAATTTTACCGAGACAACCCAGAGGCTAGAAAAAAACATAGAGCCTACCAAGCTAAGTATAATAAAAAAAGAAAATCAATAAAACAACGTGTAGCTGACAACAAAGCTAATAGGCGTTTTGGAACTTACGGAAACTATGATGGACTTGATGTTTCTCACAGAAAAGGTAGGGTAGTACTAGAAAAGGCATCTAAAAATAGAGGAAGTAAAACAAATACTCCAGGAGATAGAAGAGCTAGAGGTAAAAAAGGAAAAGGAAGAAAAAATAAAGGTAATACAGGAGGTAAATAAAAAAATAAACAATGGGACTAGGAGCAGCTATAGGAAACGGAATACCTTTTCAAGATAAAAGAAACGAAGATATACCTGAAATCTGTTTTATTATAACAGAGTTAGATGATTTTTGTGAGCAAGAAACAGTAATTGGAGATAGCAGAATGATTCCAGAACTATGCGTAACTCCTTAAAATAAATAAAAATGGCAAATAAGAAATTTTCACAATTTGAATTAAAGACAAATCAAGCGGATGTAGACTTTTTGGTAGGATACACAGGGACAGAAAATGTTCAAATAGCATCTGAAAAAGTAGGATTAAGATACGACTTATCAGGAAACGTAAGCGATGTAACTGATTATGCAGTTTCATTAACAGACAATAATGGAGGATTAGACAAAGTAACTCTTGTTGCAGGAGACAACATTGTTTTGACAGATTTATCCCCTGGCACACCAAATGCAGTTCAAATAGATACAAAAAGAGGTTCTGTGTACATGGTTACAGGAACATTTCAAAACGTTTTTGGTGGAGACCCTGGTATTTTTGGAGATACGTTAGAATTTGGAATTAGTTCAGTTCCTGCAGCGGATCATTCTTCAGTATTAGTTATTCCTGTAGATGCAAAATTAATTGGTGTAAGTTATAAATGGATATCAGATGATGCCGTAGTAGGTATTCCAGTTGGTGCAGTTTATAAAATTCAATTAAGAGCAATGTCAAATACAAGTGGAGCTACTACAGATACTGCAAATTACACAACGCCTCAAGACATAAACGGAATTGATTTAACAGATTCTGACAATGGAACTTATCCATTTAAAACTCAAAATGCAATTAGCCCTTCAGTATCTTTACCTGCAGGAACAATTATTAATGTATCAGGAGTACAGACATCAGGATCAACAATCCCTACTTCAAATTCAGAAATAGAAGTAACTTTAGTGCTTGAAACAACATCATTTTAATTATGGCAAAAAAAGGTAGAACAAAAGGAAATAAAATTTGCCCTGCAGGAATAGCATGGGCTAAAAAAAAGTTTGATACATATCCATCTGCATATGCAAATATGGCAGCAAGTAAATATTGTAAAGACCCTAAATACGGAAAGTAATGGATAAAGATACTATAAAGTATACGCTTCAATATATTGAAGCAGTAAAAATGATGAAAGAATTATCTGATGATTTTGAAGAGCAAATGATGTTTGCTGATGTAATTCATAAGTATGAGATGAAGTTAAAGGGGATTAAGCCAACAGATTCTTATGTAGAGTGTGTAGGCTGTGGTTCATAAATTTATATAGATGGGTGAGTTAGCTAAATGGAGAGCAGAAAAGTGGGTACGCATTGGAACTGATGGTTCAATCAAAGGAGAGTGCGGTACTAGCAAAAACAAAAAAAATCCAGATAGATGTTTGCCATTAGCAAAAGCAAAAAGTATGAGTAAAGCAGCACGAGCAAAAACTGCACGAAAGAAAAAAGCAGCAGGCAGAAAAGGAAAAACGGTTGTAGCAAATACTAGGGCCGCTAAAGTAACTAAGAAATACACTAAATGATATGGCCGATAAAAGTAAAATGTCTTGCAACAAGCCTACTCGCTCTGACAGAGCAGGTAAAAAGAAAATGGTTAAAGCCTGCGAAGGAGGAAAAGAAAAACTTATTCACTTTGGAGCAAAAGGATATGGACATAATTATTCAGCAGCTGCAAGAAAGAGCTTCAAGGCACGTCACAAATGTGGAACAGCTAAATCAAAACTAACAGCACGTTATTGGGCATGTAAAAATTTATGGGCAGGCAAGGGCGGTTCAACAAAGTCTAGCCCTTCAAATAGAAGAGGAAAATATTAGTATATTTGTAGAATATAAAAATTTATAACTATGGCACAAGGATACAACTCAAGACTCGATGAGTCATTAGGAGCAAGAAACGGAAAAAAGAAACAATCATTTAAAGATCGTAGAGACGAATCTAAAGCAATGTCTAAAAAAGATTATGGACATTCTTATGGAGCGGATAAAGGTATGTCTTATAGACATGCTCATAAAGATTGCGTTCATTATGTAAAAAAACACTTAGGCGGTTTAATAAAAAAATAAATGGGGAAAGCTTTTGTAAAATTAGGATTGTGGATGCAAAGAGTTTGGTGTAAATTTCAATGTGCTTGGAATTACGCTATAATGTCTTTAACTTTTAAAGTAATTGACAAGTGTCCAAACAAATTATGTACTTGTAAGAAATGAAATCAAGAGGATTAGGAGATAGCGTTGAAAAATTAACCAAAGCAACTGGAATTAAAAAGGTTGTAGATACAGTTAGTAAGGTAACAGGGAAGCCTTGTGGTTGTGGTCAAAGACGTGATAATTTAAACAGAATGTTCCCTTATAATAAATAAACTATGGCTTATCAAAAATTACAAGCAGGTAGAGCAGCATTAGTAGTTCCAAGTGATACGGATCAAATTCCAAGTGTTACAGGAGGTACAAATAATGGATGTGCTTTATATATTGGACTTCCAGGAAATGTTCGAGTAAAGACTGTTGGTGGAGATGATGTTATATTTGTTGGATGTTATGCAGGTCAATTTTTTCCTGTAAATGTTTTACAAGTATTTGACACAGGAACTACAGCAGGAGAAATAGTAGCGCTATGGTAGAATATACGCAAGATAATAGTGCATTATTAGACTTAGAAGTGAATTACATACTTATAAGAGAATAATGACAATGCAAGATATAAAAATATATGCTTTAAATTTGGTGAGTTTAGCTGTGTCTTTTACACACGTAGAGATGGTATTAAAATTAATTCTATTAGCAGCTTCTATAGTTTATACGGCTCAAAGAATATGGATTAATTATAATGAAAAGAAAAATAGATAAAATTATAGTTCATTGCTCAGCAACCAGACCTTCACATGATATAGATGTGAAAGAGGTTGACAAGTGGCACAAAAAAAGAGGGTGGTCAGGTATTGGCTACCATTTTTTTATAAAAAGAGGTGGCTTAATTGAATTTGGCAGACCTTTAGAGAAACAAGGCGCTCATACAAAAGGCCACAATAAAAACAGCATAGGTATTTGTTACGCAGGTGGAGTTGAAGAAGAAAGAGGAGAAGACGGCAAATACGAAGCAGTAGATAATAGAACTGATCAACAAAAAGACAGTATTTTAACTTTGCTGATATTTCTTAAAAAAGCTTTTCCAAAAGCAGTAATACATTCTCATCGAGATTTTGCTGCAAAAGCATGTCCAAGTTTTGACGCAACAAAAGAATATAAGTATTTATGAAAAAACTATGGCAATGGCTCAGCGGAAATGTAATAAAAGATGTTGGCGAAGTATTAGATGAGCTTATAACTACTGATGAAGAAAGGTTACAGGCAAAACAAAAAATTACAAAAATTTTAGAACAAGCTGATAAAGAAGCTCAAGAACAAGTTACCGAACGTTGGAAATTTGACATGGCATCAGATTCAGTCTTATCCAAAAATATTCGTCCAATGGTACTAATATATTTGACAGTAATATTTACTGCATTATGTTTTACTGATGGAAACATTGGAGAGTTTACAATATCAAAAGAATACATTCCTATTTTTCAAACATTGCTCGTAACAGTATATGGAGCTTATTTTGTTGGAAGAAGTTGGGAGAAAGCTTCAAAGAAAACTAAAGAATAATTCATACCTTTGCATAATAACCATAATTTAATAAAATGAAAAATTTAAAAAAGACAGAACTAGTAGAATTACAAACTTTGAATTCAGATTTTGTAAACTTAAAAACTCAATTAGGTGATTTAGAATTACAAAAGCACCTAGTAATAGAGCAAGTACAAGAAGTTAGAAAAAAATTCGCAGATTTAGAAGCTAAGCTTGTAAAGAAATACGGAGAAAATACAACTATTAACTTGCAAACAGGTGAAATAAAAGAAAAAGAAAAAGAATAAGATGGCAAAAATTAGCAATACTATATCGTATCCTGGTCAATCACCGATTGAAGGGGCAGATTATTTAATTGGAACAGCGGCTAACTCTACTCCAATTGGTCTTCAAACAAAAACATTTACAATACAAGGTATTGCTGATTTTATTATTGACGCAGCATTTGATGGTGTGTCATACAGGCTTCCTATTTTTACAGCTGCTTCTGCAGGACAGGAGTCAGTATTATTAGTAGATTCATTATTATATCAAGACACAGCTTCTCTAGGTGGTAAACCTGGAGAAGTTCTTGGTACAACTGTTTACTTAGATAATGGTTCAGGCGTTGGATCATTAGAGGTTGCTCAAAATGTTTTAGTTAAAGCTAACCTTACAGTAAACAATAACGCAAACATATTAAATGATTTTTATGTAGCAGGAGATTCAGTATTTGATGATTCAGTTACAATGAATCAAGAAATAAGATTAATTGGAGATGTTTACGATTCTACAAACACTCAAGGTAATCAAGAACAAGTTTTAGTTTCAGATGGAAACGGAAAAGTAACTTGGCAAAACTTCCAAGGTTCAGGATTAGAATACCAATCAGCTTGGGATGCTTTAACAAATGTACCTGATTTACAGGTTTATCCATTAACTGCTGATAATACAGGTAAATATTGGGTAGTATCAGTTCCAGGAACAACTCCTTTAACAGATGCCGCAGGTGGAACAATTACAGATTGGGAGCCAGGTGATTGGGCAATTATCTCTGAAGATATTGCAGGAAATGTTTTTTGGGATAAAATTGACAACTCCTCTGTATTAACAGGGCAAGGTACAACAGGAAATATAGCAATATGGACAGCACCAAGAGAGCTTGGTGATGCACCAATAAAACTAGGAGCAGGAACTCAATCTTTAATCTTTAATGACGCAGTTTCTTCAAATGGAGATTATGCTAATTCCTTTGGGTCTGCTTCAAGTGCAACAGGAGTTCAATCTTTTAGTGCAGGTTATGCTACTGATGCTCAAGGAGGAGCTTCACAAGCTTTTGGAAATCAAACTACAGCAACTGGTGATTATTCATTTGCCGCAGGAAATGATTCAATTGCAAATGGAACATCTTCTCTTGCATTGGGAAGTAACACAACAGCAGATGGAAAATTTTCTACCGCATTAGGAAACACAAGTATTTCAACAGGTGAAGCATCATTTGCAGTTGGTTTTCAAGCGAAATCTACAGCAGATTATTCTGTAGCTTTTGGAGATTCATCTGAAGCATTAGGACAACATTCTTTTGCAGGAGGTAAGGATTCAATTGCTTCACAACAAGCTTCTTTTGCATTTGGAGAAAATTCATTTGCTCAAGGACAATCTACAACATCTATAGGTTCAGATGTTACTGCAAAAGGGAATAACTCTATAGCTTTAGGTAAAGATAGTATTGCAGAACAAGATGGCTCAATAGTAATAGGTTTAAGTAATGTTGCAGGTTCAGCAGGTAATGGAGGTGGAGTTGCAATAGGTTCAGGAAACAATGCATTAGGGTATGATTCAGTCGCTATAGGTAATGGAAACAATGTTGATGCAACTGCAAATGGTGCAGTTGTAATGGGAGCTTCAAGTGTTGTAAACGGACAATTTTCTTTTGCTGTAGGTAAACAAAATACAGTTGAGTCTACTAGCGGTACAGGAATAGGTCGTGATAATGTAGTTAAAGCACCTGCAACAAATGGAATTGCTTTAGGTTATGAAAATCAAGTTGAAAAAGAAGGTGGAGTTGCAATAGGTACAGATAACGATGCTGTAGGAAAATGGAGTATTGCATTTGGATACAAGAACAACTCTACAGGGGATTATAGTGTTGGAATAGGACAAGAAAACCAAGCTACAGGAATCAATGGTACTGCAATTGGTAAGTCAAACACAGCATCTTCTGCAGCAGCAGTAGCTTTAGGATTAGAAACTACAGCTTCAGGTAGTGCTTCAGTAGCATTAAACAATTCAACAGTTGCTTCAGGAGGTGATTCATTTGCTTCAGGATTTGAATCAACTGCAACAGGAGCTGCAGGAACAGCAATGGGATATAGAACTTCTGCATTAGGAGATTATGCTTTTGCAGCAGGTTATTTATCTAACACAAACGGAGATTCAGCTATTGCAATGGGTGATAATGCAAAAGCAGATGCTAATAATACTGTAGCAATTGGAGCTGATATAGTAGTTGATTTAAAAAGAAGTGTTGGTATAGGAAACAACTTACTAGTTAAGGGAGATACTCAAGTAGTAATTGGAAATGGATTAGAAGGAACTTCTTTTAAAGAAACAGTATTAGGTTCATTTAATTTACCTCCAAGTAGTCCAAGTGTAAATACTTGGGTTGGTACTGATGATTTATTTACTATCGGTAATGGACAAGATATTAATACTAAAAGTAATGCCTTAGTTTTAAATAAAAATGGTGAATTAAAATTACCATCATATGGAGGTGGAACAATAACAGGAACTGCCACATATAATTTAGGTGTTGATGCAAGTGGTAACGTAATCGAAGTATCCACAGGTGGTGGAGGTGGAGGTACAGTTACAGGTTCTGGAACTCAAGACTACATTACTAAATGGAATAGCAATACAGCTGTTGGAAACAGTATAATGTTTGAAGGAGGTCTAGGAATTGGACTTGGAACGGTTACTCCATCATACGCTTTTGATAATCATTATGCCGCAGGAAGATATGCTTCATTTGGAGTTGCATTTGCTGAAGTAGTATTGGCTAACAACATTATAAATATTGGAGATATAGATGGTCAAGCAGCTGCTTTAGGTCTTTATGATGATTCTAGTGCTAGAACAGTTCTTGTAAAAGGTGGAAATGTAAGAATAGGTGCAGGTGGAGCAGCTACTGAAAAATTAGAAGTAGAAGGAAATATAAAGTTAAGTGGAAGTGGCAATCAACATGATATTTATACTGCTAATGATAAATTACAGTTAAGCGCTGGTGGTAATGGTGGCACTGGGTTTTTGCTTGATGATGCAAATGGTACAGTTACAACAGATACAAATTCTGAAGTTGGAATAGGAGTTACAATTCCATATGCAAAATTAGATGTAGCTGGTGCTATAAAAATCGCTGACACTAGCGCTTCACCAACTGCAAATACTGTTGGTTCAATAAGATATAGAGTAAGTGGTAACAATAGTTATATAGATATGGTGATGCAAGATGGTGCTACTTCATATGCATGGGTAAATATAGTACAAAAGAACTGGTAATAAATGGCTGTAATTAAAAAGTACATTTCAAATGAGTTTGTAATCATAGGTGGTAATGCTTCTCAATTTTTAAAAGGAGATGGTTCATTAGACACAAGCATTTATGTTACAGGAGGCCCTTATTTACCTGTTGCAGGTGGAATAATGAATGGGCCTACTTACCATGGTAACAATGTAAAGTCATTGTGGGGGTCAGGAAATGAGCTTAGTATTTTTCATGATGGAACAGATGCTTATATAGATAATGTTTTAGGTAATTTAAAAGTATCATCTGATGTAGATTTTTCAGGAACTATTACAGCTGATGGTTATGATTCCCAAGATTGGGCAACTGCTTATGAAGCTTCAATATATAAAGCAACAGTAACAGGGTCTAGTAATAAGACATTAACCTTAGATCGTGAAGATGGCGGAACAGTAGTAGCAACTTGGCAGGATAACACAGATTCAACTTTTACTTTTACACAAGGAGTTTCATCTGTAACATGGAATATACAGCATAATTTAGATAGATTTCCATCAGTATCAGTAGTAAATACCAATGAATTTGTCATTCATGGCGAAGTCGAATATATAGATAGTAACAACGTAACATTAACATTTTCAGCAGCCTTTGCAGGTAAAGCTTATTTAAACTAAAAAAACAACATGGCAATTAATTTTTTAAACAGCATTGACTTCAACAAAAATGAGTTATTCAATGCAAAAATTCAAAACGAAATAAATGACGCAGCTGCAGGAACTCCTGTTGATGGTCAGTTATATTACAACACCACAGACGATAAACTGAAAGTTGGTGAAGGAGGAAGTTGGGTAGCCCTTCAATCTTCTGCTGATACAAACACAACCTATGATTTAACTGCTACAGGTTCAGGTAACGGAACTTCAACTGTTAATTTAGTGGCTTCTAATCCATCTAGTACTGATAGTATTTTATTTACAGGTGGTGGTACAGCTAGTGTAACACGTTCAGGTACTACAATTACAATTACAACAAATGATCAATATGATGGTACAGTAACATCTGTTGGAGCTACACATGCAGGTAATGCATTTACAGCTGCAATTGGAGGAACTGCTTCAATTAATCCATCTGTTAATATAACAATGAACGGTACAAGTTCTCAGTATGTTAATGGTGCAGGTAATTTAGTAACTTTCCCATCTATTCCACAAGGAGACATTACTGCAGTAAGTGCAGGAGCAGGTCTTCAAGGTGGAGGAACTTCAGGTTCAGTATCATTAGCTGTAGATTATTCAGGTGCAAATAACATTATAGATTCTGCTCCAGATGGAACAGCTATAGTTGCTTCTGATAAAATTTTATATGAGGATGCAACAGATAGTACAGTAAAAGAAATTGCTGTATCAAGTTTAGTTGCTTTAGCTCCTCAAGGAGATATTACAAATGTAAGTACAACATCGCCAATAACAGGTGGTGGTTCAAGTGGTTCTGTAAATATTTCTCACGCAAGTCAGTCTGATACAGAAACTACAGATACTGCTTCTTTATCATTTGGAGGGACATTCGATGCATATACAGAGGTAACAACAAATGCTACAGGACACGTTACAGGTCATGAAGTAACAACATTTACTTTACCTGCTAACCCAAATACAAACACAACTTATCAGTTAAAAGTTGGAGCAGGTGGTTCAAATACTGCTAAAGTAGAATTAGATGCTAATTCAGGAACAGACACAAGCATTACTGTTAGTGGTACATCCAATGAAATACAAGTTACTGAAACTGCAGGAGCTGGAGGAACAATATTTGTTGGATTACCAAATGACGTTACAATTTCTTCTGACTTAACAGTTGGAGATAATATAACAATGACAGGTGGTGTTTTAAGCGTTACAGGTACAGGTTCTTTTACAGGACAATTAACTGTTCCAGTAACTCCAACAGCAGCAGGTTCAGCAGCTTCTAAAAGCTATGTAGATTCTACATTAGCAGGTTCAGGAGCTTTGATATTCCAAGGAGGATATAACGCAGCAACCAACTCACCTGATTTAGATTCAAATCCAAGTTCATCTATTAAACAAGGTTGGACATATGCAGTAACAACTGCAGGACAATTCTTTGGAGAAACAGTTGAAGATGGTGATTTACTTATTGCAGAATCAGATGCTCCAACCGCACTAGCTAATTGGACAGTAGTTCAAAACAACATAGGTGTTGCAACAGCAGGTTCAAGTGATGGAGCAACAACAAAAGGTATTGCAGGATTTAATTCAGCTCACTTTAATGTAACATCAAACGGATGGGTTTCTTCTGATATTTATGGTGGTGGTTCAACATTAGGTATTGTGCCTTCAGGAGGTGGAAGTTCTACTTTCTTAAGAGGTGATGGTTCATGGGTAACACCAACAAACACAAACACTCAGAGAGCTGCAGGAACAGGTTTAAGTTTATCAGGTAACACTATAAATGCTAATGTAGCTGGAACTCAATCAGTAGCGGCAAACACGGCTAGCTCAACAAGTAGTAGAACATATAAGGTTCAAGTTGATTCAGGAGATAACTTAGTGGTTAACGTACCATGGGTAAATACAAATACTCAAACTGTAACTAGTGTAGATGAAATAAGTCCAGGGACTTCTGGAGGAACGCCAATTGTAGTTAATCCAACTACAGGAGCTGTTAAAGTTCAGTCAATGGCTTATGACGGAGGTTCTAATGTAGGTCACGTACCTACAGGAGGTTCAAACAGTACATTCTTAAGAGGTGATGGTACATGGGAAGTTCCTCAAACTGGAAGTAACAACTATTTAACTTCTTTATCTTTTAACACAGGTAATGGTATATTAACTGCAGCAAGACAAGGTTTAGGAAATGTAACTGTTGATTTAGATGGTAGATATGCATTAAACTCTGTAGTTACAGGTGCATTAGGAAAAAGACTTACATTAACTAGTGCTTCAGGAGCAGTAACAAGAACTGTATCAGGTGGAGTAACTAAATTTTCAGTAGACTGTTCTTCTTCGCTTGTTTTTGGTTCGGTAGCAAATGATGCTTTAGATGTAAAAGTTGAAATAATGAGTACAGCTGGTGAAACAGTATTTGCTGAAACAACTAGAAGTGGTGCTGAAGTAATTGTTGCTTTTGCAGGTACAGTTGCAGATGGAACTTACATAGTACTTCTTACATATGTAGGATAAACTTTTCTGTAGGCACACTATGTAATGTAGTGTGCCTATATAATATATAAAATAAATAATGGCTATACAATTATTAACATCAGCAGAAGTATCTACTACATTAAAAGTTGGTACAACTGCAGCTATAGGGTCTCCAATGTATTCAGCGCCTAATTTTGGAATAACCCCTAACCTTATTGTTGCCACACCAGTTGAACCTGTTCCAAACAGCTCACCAGGTGTAATACAGACAATGTGCATGGATGGAACTGTATCGTCTGGTCAAGAGATTGGAAGACTGCAGTTTGCTCACAAAGATGATTCTACTACTGGTTATGCAACTTCATATATAAGGTCTGTAAATCAAAATACCGCAGGTTCAGGAGCAGGTGGTGGAGGTAATATAAGATTTGGAACTGCAAGCTCAAGCTCAGGTGCTAGTATACAAGACCGAATGACTATTCGTTATAATGGAAATGTGGGCGTGGGGATTACAGCCCCTGGCTCTAAATTTGTCGTAGATGGAGATGTTGAATTTTCTGATGGAGGTGACCGAGGTTTTTATTTAGACCCTTCTATAGGGGAGTTTGAACTAGGAGATATTGATGGAGTTGGTGGTGAAGCATATATTTCTAGTGATTCATCTGACATTACTTTTTATAATTCAGGAAGTACAACTTTAAACCTTCAAAGTAATAATAGGGTAAAAGTTGGTTCAGGCTCTGCTTCTTACAATTTTGATGTAACAGGTACAGGTAGATTTACCTCTACAGTTAGAGCTACTAACTTTATATTATCTTCTGATGAGCGTTTAAAAACAAAAATAAAAGATTTAGAACCAACAAAAATAGATGTTGATTGGAAGTCTTTTGAAATGAAAGAAGAAGAAGGAGATTATAGAACAGGTGTTATAGCTCAAGATTTAGAAAAATCTCATCCTGAGTTTGTTAGTCAAGATGAAGACGGTTTTAAATCAGTTAAATATGTAGATTTATTAATAGCTAAAATTTCAGAGCTAGAATCTCGTTTAGCAAAACTTGAAAAGTAATGGCTGTACCTAATACAACCACATTTAATATGTCTGATGTAAAGGCTGCTGTGGGAAACTACGACAATCTTGCAGACCTTTTTAAATTTGCGGATTCAGCTCAGTTTGATCCTCTGTATGCAGGTAATAAAGATAATTTACTAAATTTTAGAAATTACGGAAATCAAATAGTATGGAGAGCTTTTAATGCTTATGGGCCTGAAAAAAGCTTTAATAGTAAATCTTGTGGAACAAAACCTAATGTAACATTATATTACTTTGGAAGTAATAGTAGCTGTATTCAAATAGGAAATACAATTTGTAATAATAGCTCTGGAACAAGTTGTAGAGTAAGTACAGGAGTTTATTATACTACTTATTGTTTTGACCAATGGATAGAGGTTCTTTATGATAGTAAGCAAGGCGCTTATACTGTGGTAAATTTAGGATACTGTTCACCACCTTAAATAAAATAAAATGGATATAAGAAAAATATCAGTCGGAGCAGACTATAAATCGAGTGCAATGCACTATATTGTAAATCAAGAAATTTTAAATGCAAATTATATTATACATTTAATAAAATATGTATCTGAAAATGATTCAATAAAAATATGGATTGAAAACAAACAAGGAGAAATATTTCTTTGGAAAGAGTTTAATTCAAATATGCCAATATCAATCGAATATAATATAAATTTTGAATGAAATCACCTTTTTATTTCATTGTAAAACCAAGCAATGACAAAAGGTATGATAATACTAAAAAGATTGGGAATGTTAATTTTATAACAAGCACATCAAAAGAAGATCATACCGTATCAAATAGATATGCAATAGTTGTTGAAACACCAATAAACTATTCAGGCCCTATTAAAATAGGAGACACACTTTTAGTTCATCATAATGTTTTTAAATATTATAATGACATGAAAGGAGTAGAGAGAAGTGGAAAGAGTTTTTTTAAAGATAATTTGTTTTTTATTGATTTCGATCAATTTTTTATGTTTAAAAGTAAAGACACTTGGTCATGCCACTCAAAATACTGCATGGTAAAACCTTTACCTAAAAAAAACAATTACCTTAAAACACATCAAGACGAAGAACCTTTAGCAGGTTTAATTAAATATACTAATGATTCTTTAATAGAAAAAGGAGTTAATGTAGGTGATAAAGTTTATTTTCAACCTGATAGCGAATATGAGTATAATTTAGATGGCGAAAAATTATACAGAATGTTTACTAATAACATAACAATGGTTTCATGAATAATATAGAATTAAAATTAGAAATAATTAAAGCAGGAAAAAAAGCTGTAAAAGAGCTTATAAAAGTTGCTAACGAAGGTATATTAAAAAAAGACCTAGATGGATTAGCTCCTGATATTGCAGCAGATAGATTAAAGAACGCAGCGGCTTCTAAGAAGTTAGCTATATTTGACGCTTTTGAAATTTTATCTAAAATTGAAGAAGAAAACAATATGATTAATACAGAAAACGTAGAAACAAAAGCAGCGCTATTTAAAGGCTTTGCAGAAGGTAGGTCAAAATAATGTATACACAAACTTTATATAAAATACTTGAAAATGTTGTGCCTGAAAAGGTATTGAATTCTTACAATAAAAAGAAAGCATGGAAGTATGGATATAATAAAGAATATGACATTATTATTATTTCAAAAGACGGCACAATTGGTGATGTATATGAAATACAAAAATTACGAATAGCCTTACCAAAAGTAAAAGATGTTCATAGTTTTAAAAATAATTATTGGGATAAATTAGAATATCCTAAAGAGTTAAGTAAAATAAAAAACGTGTTTGATTGGGATAAATATCCTGATACTTTTAAAGAAAAATGGTATGACTATATTGATAAAGAATTTGAAAGACGTGAAGAAGGGTTTTGGTTTTATAACAAAAATGTTCCTACTTATATTACTGGCTCTCATTACATGTACTTGTGCTGGACCAAAATTGATGTTGGGCAGCCAAACTTTAGAGAGTCCAATAGATTATTCTATTTATTTTGGGAGGCATGCAAAGCAGACATTCGTTCATACGGAATGTGCTATCTTAAAAACAGGCGTTCAGGCTTTTCGTTTATGTCCTCATCAGAACTCGTGCATGCAGCAACCACCTCACGTGACTCACGTTTTGGCATATTGTCAAAGACAGGGTCGGATGCTAAGAAGATGTTCACCGATAAGGTCGTTCCCATATCACTTAACTATCCCTTCTTCTTCAAGCCCATCCAGGACGGTATGGACAGGCCGAAGACGGAGCTTGCCTATAGAGTCCCTGCCTCAAAACTCACCAGAAAGAAACTTGATGCAAATCAAGCCGTTGAGGAACTCGAAGGTCTTGACACCACGATTGACTGGAAAAACACAGGGGACAACTCGTACGATGGAGAAAAATTAAAAATACTTGCTCACGATGAAAGTGGGAAATGGGAAAGACCTGATAACATATTAAATAATTGGAGGGTTACAAAAACTTGTTTAAGATTAGGTTCTAGAATTATCGGAAAATGTATGATGGGAAGCACATCTAACTCAATAGAAAAGGGTGGGGGTAACTTTAAAAAATTATATACAGATTCCGATGTGGGAAAACGAAACAAGAATGGTCAAACCAAAAGTGGACTATATTCACTTTTCATCCCTATGGAATGGAATTATGAAGGATTTATAGATGTTTATGGGTATCCTGTATTTGATGAGCCGAAAGAAGATTTAGAAGGGCCATTTGGAGACGTAATAGATGAGGGTGTCATCAATCATTGGAATAATGAAGTAGAAGGTTTAAAGTCTGATCCTGATGGATTAAACGAATATTATAGACAATTTCCTAGAACAGAGTCTCATGCATTTAGAGATGAAAGCAAGCAATCATTATTTAATTTACAAAAAATTTATCAGCAGATAGATTACAATGATTCTTTAATAAAAGATAGGTTTGTTACGAGAGGTTCTTTTAGTTGGAAAAATGGCGTTCAAGATACAGAAGTTATTTTTTCACCAAATGATAGAGGTAGATTTTATGTTTCTTGGACTCCTAACAAGCAATTACAAAACAAATATTATTATAAAAACGGAGTTAAATATCCAAGCAATGACCATATGGGAGCGTTTGGTTGTGATAGCTACGATATATCAGGAACAGTAGGTGGTGGTGGTTCTAACGGAGCTTTGCATGGAATGACTAAGTTTCATATGGATGAAGGCCCAACTAGTGAGTTTTTTTTAGAATACATTGCTAGGCCTCAAACTGCAGAAATATTTTTTGAAGATGTTCTTATGGCTTGCGTATTTTATGGAATGCCAATTTTAATAGAAAACAATAAACCTCGTTTATTATATCATTTTAAAAATAGAGGATACAGAGGCTTTAGTATGAACAGGCCTGATAAAATTTATACTAAATTATCAAAAACAGAAAAAGAATTAGGAGGAATACCTAACAGTTCAGAAGACGTAAAACAAGCACACGCAGCAGCTATAGAGTCGTATATAGAAAAGCACGTAGGTTTTGATATGTCAGGCACATTTAGGGAATCAGATTTAATAGGTTCTATGTATTTTATTAGAACGTTAGAAGACTGGGCAAGGTTTAACATTAACAACAGAACTAAGTTTGATGCGTCAATAAGTTCTGGCTTAGCTATTATGGCAACGCAAAAGAACCTTTATCAGCCCATTAAAAAGAAATCAAAAATAAAACTTAACTTTGCAAGATACGACAATAAGGGAAGTTATAGCCAAATTATACAATAAATGGAGGATGTAAAAATCACGTTAAATCCCACAGGTTTTCCTAGTCAATTTGTTTCAGACAAAGAAAAGGATTCCTTTGAGTTTGGATTACAAATAGGACAAGCTATTCAATATGAATGGTTCAGAAAAGATGGTGGACAAAGTAGATTCTACAATCAATGGGCAGACTTCCATAGATTGAGACTATATGCTCGTGGTGAGCAGTCAATACAAAAATACAAGAACGAACTTGCTATAGATGGCGATTTAAGTTATCTTAATCTTGACTGGACTCCTGTGCCTATTATTCCAAAATTTGTAGACATTGTTGTAAATGGAATGGCTGATAGAGTATTCAAGATAAAAGCTTATGCTCAAGACGGAATGTCTTTAGATAAAAGAAGTGAATACCAAGTAAATTTAGAAAAAGATATGCTAGCAAAACCTGTTATGAAACAGGTACAGCAGCAACTAGGAATAAATACATTTGCTACGTCAGAAGAAGATGTTCCTAATACTTCAGAAGAATTAGCATTACATATGCAGTTGAAGTATAAACCTTCAATTGAAATAGCAGAAGAAGAAGCAATAAATACATTACTTTCTGAAAATAGATATTACGAAATACAAAAACAGTTGTACTACGATCAAACTGTATTAGGTGTTTCAATGTGTAAAAATACATTTAAGCCAGGAGCAGGAATTTCAATTGAATATGTAGACCCTGCTAATGTTGTTTATAGTTATACCGAAGATCCTCATTTTGAAGATTGTTTTTATTGGGGTGAAATTAAAACATTACCAATAACTGAATTGAAAAAAATTGATACGAGTTTGACAAGACAGGATATGGATGAAATATCTAAGTATAGTCAAAGTTGGTATGACTACAATAATACAGCTCAATATTACAATAATAGTTTATTTAGTAAAGATAGCGCTACTGTTTTGTTTTTTAATTATAAAACAACACATACGTTTACTTACAAGAAAAAAGTAAATTCATCTGGAGCAGAAAAAGTAATAGAAAAAGAAGATACGTTTGACCCTACTCAGGAAATGCAGGAAGAAGGAAACTTTAAAAAAGTTTCTAAGACTATAGATGTTTGGTATGAGGGTGTAATGGTAATGGGAACAAACATTTTATTAAAGTGGAGAATGGCTGAAAACATGGCTAGACCACAGTCTGCATCTCAAGAAGTTTATCCTGAATATATAGCATGCGCACCTAGAATGTATAAAGGTGTTTTTGAATCTTTAACAAGACGTATGATTACGTTTGCTGATTTAATTCAAATAACACATTTAAAATTACAACAAGTAATATCTAGGGTAGTACCTGATGGTGTTTTTATAGATGCTGATGGATTAAATGAAGTAGACCTAGGAACAGGACAAGCCTATAATCCTGAAGATGCATTACGAATGTTTTTTCAAACAGGTTCTGTTATTGGTAGAAGCTATACTCAAGATGGAGATTACAATCAAGCAAAAGTACCAATTCAACAATTAAATAGTAATT